TTCGCACAGTCGATGGCGTCAATGGTGATGTGAAAGCCTTAAAAATAGAGGTGAATAGCGACAACTACCAATTACTGATTAACATTTTGCGTAAAGCTATTATCGAGAACGGCCGAGGCTTTGATGCTAAGGACGATCGTATGGCTAACAATCCAAATCAGATGAACATTATGTCCATGTACTCTGATATTGATTTAGACGCCAATGAAATGGAGCTAGAGTTTAAATCTAGCTTGCACGATTTGATGTGGTTCGTTAACACATATCGTGGTTTAACTAATCAAGATACAGTTGAAGAAGTGGACGTCATATTTAATCGTGACCTACCTATCAATGAAGGCGATACAATTAACAACTGCAAAAACTCCGTAGGTATTATCTCCAATGAAACCATTATTGCAAATCATCCGTGGACAACAGATGCTGCGGAAGAACTTGCAAAAGTAAAAAAGGAACAGTCCGAAGTAACAGCAGATTTTGTTGTACCGAACGGCGGTGAGGCAGATGGCGAATGATTATTGGGAGAAACGATATGAGCGGTTACTAGATGAATCGTTTCAAAAAGCGAATCTCACTGATGCGGAAATCAAAGCCAACTACGCCAGGGCGTTACGCAGGATAGAAAAGGCTATCAATGATTGGTATCGTCGGTTCGCCACAGAAAACGGACTTCAACTAGCCGAAGCAAGGAAACTACTGAACGCCTATGAGATGAAAGCCTTTAAAATGGATTTGGCTGAGTTTAAGGCGGAAGCTAAAAAACTTGGCGTATCTGAAGAACATCAACAAATGCTATCAAATGCATCCATTCGTGAACGGTTAAGCCGTGAACAGATGCTGTATATCAACGTGGTTCACGAGCTCGAAATACTGGCTCAAAAGCAGAGTATTTCACTTAACGACTTATTGAAAGATGTGTATCAATCCTCCGCGTACAAGTCGGCATACACAGTGCAGACGCAACGCGGAGAGTACGCACCTATTAATACGATTGATAGTAAGCGTGTAGATAGCGTGGTTCACAGTCAATGGGCGAGTGATGGCAAGGACTTCAGTAGTAGGATTTGGGGCGATACAAGT